TTAGTTCCTGCCGGTCTTACGGAAAAGCAAATCATCAAACCGGTCAGCCACCTCACGCTGCAAACCGGGCAAGACATGGGAGTATGTGTCCAACGTGATATTAATGGTGCTGTGCCCCAGCCGCTCGCTAACAATCTTCGGATGCACACCTTGCGCCAGCAGGAGTGAAGCATGGGTATGTCGCAAGTCATGAAATCGGATTTTTGGCACATCCGCCGCTTCCAACGTACGATACCAGGCATTATCCAAAGTACGGGGATATAGTGGTCGGCCATCCATGCGTGCCAGCACAAAACCATTGTCTTGATAAGCTGGCCCGTAGAGCAGCCGTTCCCCGGCCTGCAGTACGCGGTGGCGGCGGAGCGCTTCAATTGTTTCAGGTGATAGCGCGACAGCACGCCGACTGCGGTCTGTCTTGGGCTCATGAAATATGGGCCCTTGTTTGGTCCATGTGACCGTCTGATTGACATACAGAACGGCATTATCCCAATCAATATCCGCCCAACGCAGCGCGAGAATTTCACTTTTCCGCATCCCCGTGAGGATCGCAAGTGCAAACGCGATGTAGAAACGAGGCTCGTTTGTTTGGGCGACGGAAAGGAATTTCTGCGCCTGTTCTGGTGTCCATACTTTCGTACGCTTAATCTCTGGCCGAGGCGGGTCTACAGCGTCAGCCACGTTGCGAGCAACCATTCCCCACTTGACGGCACGGTCCAGCGCTTCATGCAACAGAAGGTGGACGTGTAGTATCGTACGATTTGAGAGTGGCTTATCTTGTTCCTGTAGACGACGATAGAACGTCTGCAGGTGAGGTGGCCGTAAATCCTCCAGCTCGATGTGGCCAATGTTCGGGATGATATGCATGCGCGTCAGCCATTCATAGGTGCGAAAGGTGCTGGGACGTACCTGGGCCTGTTTATCTTTGAGCCAGGCGCGTAGGAAGGCTTCTACCGTTTCTTTTGTTGGCGGCATATAGGTTCCCGAGTTTATCTCCTGCAGCTTAGCAGCCATAGCCTTTTCGGCCGCCCTTTTCGTGTCGAATCCAGAAAACCATTTTTGGATTCGTTTTCCGTTCTCATCCCTGCCCACGTCGATCACAAAGCACCATTTGCTGCCACGCTTCCGCACATGTCCTTTCATATTGACACCTACTTTTGTTGAGTAGAAAAGGCCCCAGGAGGGGCCGCATATGAACTTTAGGCGATATGGATGTTCACATGGACTGCGATGATTCCTGTGGCGCCTTCGCCTTCACAAACAGGCTCATGATCCCAGGGATAATGAGCAGGATGCCAGGCAAGATGTAGAAGTACGAAACACAGATGATCCCGGCTATGCCGCCGATGAGCATCAAGATGCCAGCGACCTTCGCATAGTTCTTGACCAGGATAGCTCCGACAAGACCGACGATGGAAGCGAACACAGCACCCCACCCCAAACCGGTTACTTGATCGGAACCACTGGCGCCAAATGCGCTACCGATGCCGCCCACCACCATGGCCATGATGCCAGCGATGATACCGAATACAGCGCCAATGATCCCTAGTACCATAGATGCAGTTCTCATTCTTCCATTCCTCCTCGTAAATCTATATATCCCAACCCCATGTGAGGGAGAATGGGCCAAATATATGCTTAGTATTCAAACAACCTCCCATGCAATAAATATCGATATGGGGATGAGCATCACTAAGATGAACGAGGCTGCACACCCATTTGCCTTCTTAGCGCTTGGTTTTGATGATGCCATGGAGGACTGCTTCACTTCGGTCTCTGCCCGACTGGTCGCCGCCTCTACCCAAATCGGTTCTGGCGGCGTGCTTACGGCCGCTTCTACACTTGCAGGAACGGAATCCAGAGACGGTTTCATTTCTTCATCTTCCAAGCTGATATGTATCCTTATTCCATCACATTCTGACTCTGGTAATTCCTCATAATGCTCCAGGAACCAATCGATATCGAAGGGATCATATTTGACAGGTTCAGCCTTCGGATATTTTTGATCCCTGCTTCTTGGAAGAGCGCGCTTATGTGTCAATTGATAAAAGTATGTCTCTCGATCTCCGATGTTGAGTAATTTTAGAGCGGCCAGTACATCTGATTCAGCGCGATGCGCATAGTCTCTATCGATAACATAATAGTCGAGCAAGAACTGAAGCGACCTTTTCTCAGCGCCATACTCCTTCCATGGTATCTGGCGCATGGAACACTTCCATTTCTTTTTGGTTGCGCTATAGAATAGCCCCTCCACAAAGGCACGATCAAATTCTGCATTATGCGCCACTAGAAAATCTGCCTTGCGGATCATAGCGTCGATGACATCCATGCGCAATGTTTTTCCCTTTACATCTTCATTTGTGATTCCATTGATGCGCGTTGCTGACTTGGGGATGGGTTTGGATGGCTCACGCAATCCAGTATAAAGCATGGCTACTTCAGGGATGCGCCCAGTGAAGATATCATACTCAAATAGGGCGATTGAAAATTCGATTATTTCATCGTTCAACGGTGATAGTCCCGTTGTTTCCACATCAACAAACGCCGCCCAATTAGTGATAGGTATATATTCGCGAGGTTGATCCATGCCTAACCCTATCCCCCTAATCTTTACGTTTTATCAATAATTTCCATAGGTATATGATTCCGAAGATAGAAGTCACGAATTGACTCACCTGGTCCAACCTGATCGGGATAAGCGAGAAACTCCACCGCGAACCGATTGGCCTCGCGCTCGAATCGACCGGGGCAAAATAGGGTCTGCTCTTCGATAAAGTAGTACCCATATCCTCTGTGCAGCCGATCATGCCCCAGCTCATGCGCGCAAACAAAGCGTTTCCATTCACTGCGCAGAGACTGGTTAATCACGATGAATCTCCGCCGAAGAACTCGCACGTAAAAGCCGCGAACATGAGGTGGGAGTTGTTCATAGCTGATGATGATTCCTAATCGTTCTGCCACGTCGAAAGGAGAGGTTGTTCTGTATCTTTTGGCGAGACTTCTGGCGCATTGTCTGATGTTCATGCAAGTTCACCCATACCATAAGGGGGAAGTCAGTCCTTGTCACTTCTTTTGCGCTTGTTCATCTTTTTTGCGTCCCAGAAGATGCCCTCGAGGACGCGCTGTACCATTGCTCGATCTTCATCTGTCAGCGGCACGCCATCGAACATTATTTCTGTGTTGCCGAGAAACTTCTTCAAATCACGTTTGTCCCGTGATGTAGCCCAATCTGGTGCTGTTACCTTATGTTCTGGAGTCGGGTCATCGGTTCGCCCCGCAAGATAATCCATAGAAACATCAAACAGGTCTGCAAGTTTGACGAGTGTTTCAGGATCTGGATTTCGCTTCCCATTCTCGTATTGAGTGTATGCCTGCCTCGTGATCCCAAGATGCTTTCCGACATCAGATTGTGTCATCTTCTTTTGCTCGCGTATTTTCCGCAGGCGATCACCAAGATCCACTGCTTATCACATCCTCTGATATCAAGATAACGCAACAGGTTGTGACTATAAACCTATGAAACAAATTGAGTCATATAGGGTTGACTAGAAACGAATCGTGACATATAGTAAAGGCAACGAAACGTGACGGGGGGTGAAATAGAAATGGACAGTCGATGGCTCGAACGCATACGCAAATCAAAGGGCATGACACAAGAACAAGTCGCAGTTCGAGCGGGAGTCAGTCGTCAGTATATCGGGATGCTTGAGGGAGGACATAGGAAACCAAGTGTTCCGATTGCGAAGCGGATCGCCAATGTCCTTGAGATCCCTTGGACGATTTTTTATGCCGATCAATGTCACGAATTGTTTCTAGAAGATCACACCGCCTAAGGAGGTGACAGGAATGGACGTTATCAAGATCCTGCAGCAACAAATTGAGCAACTGCAGGAGAGGATAGCAGCGAATGAGCGTGACCCTGATTGGTTGGCGTGCCACAACATGCTCATCCGCTGCATCGAGCTCTACACCAACCTTGTGCAACGCGGGTATCGGTGAATATCTATTCACCTCTTACCGCGGATTCGATGGACCGGTAAATCGTGGCATACGCATTACCGATCATTTCAGAAACCGTCTCGTTCCATTCCGGGTTGTCGGCGGCTAACTGGAACGAAGATGACAAAGGCAAAGTCAACTCTTTAGCTGCTTGTATCATGGCAACCACCGTTTCAGTAGTCATTCTTTACACCTCCTTCCGTGGCTGATGGGCGGCACCAATCAACTTCCACGGAGGCGAGGAAAATCCTGCAAGGAGGTGCAGGCATGAACCAACTGGTCTTCGTCGTCAACGACCGTCCGGTAACTGACAGCCTGACGGTGGCGACTGTGTTCGGTAAGACCCACGACAAGGTGCTTCGTGACATTCGCGAGCTTGGATGCAGTGAGCAATTTCGACTCTCCAATTTTGGAGAGTCCTCATACACCAACAAACAGGGCCGCGAGATGCCCAAGTACATCATGACCGAACAGGGGTTCACTCTCCTGGTCATGGGCTACACTGGGCCGCGTGCCATGGAGTTTAAAGAACGCTACATCGCAGAGTTTGAACGGATGCGCAAGGAACTGCAGACGCGGCATATGGTCGAGCAGTTCAACCTTCCTCGCAACTATCCAGAAGCGCTCCGGGCGCTTGCGGCGGCCGCCGAGGAAGCCGAGAAGATGCGCCAGCAGCTAGAGGAGCAGGCTCCCAAGGTCGCGTTGTATGACGTGGCGATGCAGGCACACAACAGCATGACGGTCGGCACGGTTGCGAAGGAATTGGGCATCGGCCCTAACAAACTGTTCGCATTCCTTCGTGAGAAGAAGGTTCTCATGTCGTCAAGCGGCGCGCGGTGGAACCTGCCCTATCAGGAATACATCGACGCTGGTTACTTCGAGGTTCGTCAATACACCATCACGCACAAGCAATCCGGCATTGAAAACAAGTCGCAGACGCTGGTCACGGCGAAGGGTCTCGACTTCATCCATCGGTTGCTGAGGAAGCATGGCTGCTTGCAAGAAACGCAGGCGGTGACAGTCGGTGAGCGCTGACATCTGCCTCTTGCCGAGTGCAGTCCAGGATATATTTGAGCACTTCACAGACTACTGCGCGTCCGAATTCGGATGCGACGCAAATATGACAGACAGTTTTCTCGCCTTCACCGAGTTTCTTGATAAGTACTGGCCTGACATGCTTCCTGCAGCTAAGTCGATGTGGGAGTGGCGGGACCGTATATGAGGCGCATGCCACTTCAACGCAAGACTCCGCTCCGGCGGACCAGTTCCTTGAAAACCAAACAGCCAATGACCAAGCGACGCAGCGAGCGCGCACGCGCAAAGGACTTCCCGGCGTCAGTCAGGCGCATCGTGTACGAGCGCAGCGGTGGCATGTGCGAACTGTGCGGAGTAAGACGGATCGCCCATCTGCATCATGCCATCTTCCGAAGCCAAGGCGGTTCCGGAGAACTCGCCAACGCTATTGGCCTTTGCCTACCGTGCCATGAAGCGGCGCACGCGCACCGGGCAGTCCGGGAGTGGTGTGTGAGCCGCGCACGAGACCTAGCAGAAGGGATGTGAGCTAACGGTGACAGAGCAGCAACTTCCGCCAGTCCTCACCATGGAGGATGTGGCGAAGTATCTGCGCATCGGACGCACAACGGCATACGAGCTGGCGCATCGGCCAGACTTCCCGGCCGTTCGCATCAGGCGCTTGGTTCGCGTGAACCGCGAGGCATTCCTTCGGTGGTGTGGTCACCCAGAATACCAAGGTGCCGAATCATCGGGCGACGACGCGAACCAGGATGCGGACATCGCGGTGATTGGTGGCTAGTTCATCTGCCAAGTCATCGATGATTTCCTGTAGGAATTCCATTATCGCTTTCGCCTTTGGTGAGAGGGTTTCAAGTTCCATGTCAATCATCCTTTCGTTCCGCAGGGGATGCGGGGCCGGCAGGCGCCGGCCGGGGAGAGTCCACAGGGGGTGAAGATATGTAGTCGAGAGGCTGTCGATATGAGGCAGTGAGTTGTGAGGAGTCATCAGAGGTTCTGGAGACAGAGTAGCACGGTCTTCTGTGTACGTTGGCAACCGAATCAGGACAGACAGGAGTGATCAAGGGGTGAGTTTGGGACAAGCCATCACGATTAGTCGCGTGGCCCGTGGTCTGAAGCGGTCAGACTTGGCGGAACTTGGCTACACCGAATCGATGCTCGGGAAGATCGAGCGTGACGAACGCCGGCCGGCGAAGGATATGGCGCCGCGGCTCGCGGAGAAGCTCGACCATCCGGCCCTATATGCAGAACTGACGCGAGAGTTGACTGGCGGTGTTGGGCCATCATGGCTGACCGGCCCGAATGTGGACCTACACAGGGCCAGCGTCCGTGAGAAGTGCCTGGAGGAACTTCGCGAGGCGATGGATGCCATTCACCGATGCCCGGCATCGAAGCCGCCGGATGCGGAACTGGAGCCGGACAGGCGAGCCCGATACCAGCACCTCATCCAGTGCTTCGACGCCTGGGTGGCGCTATGGGTCTACATGGGCGTGCAGTGTCTGGAGTACGGATTCTCGATGCTCAAGTTGAGCCGAGACCACTTTCACAAGCTCAGACAGCGGCGATACGTCGAGGCGTGAGGAGGGAGAGCATGAGCACACCGAAAGGCGAACCGTGGTACGAGCAGTACGTGGAAGCACTCATCGAAAGTCGCCAGCGTGCCAACTTCGTGGAGTGGCTGTTTAAGGAGTGCGACCACCACATTGGGAGCCTAGCGCTGGACGTACAGGTGCTGCGCAGGACCGCAGAGTTGTTACGAGGGCGCCAAGACGCGGCAGGACTCAGTGGAGCAGCACTTCTGGATGGCGTAGCCACGATGATTGAGCGCGACATGTACCGATTCGCGAAAAAAAGAAAGACGCTCGCAGACCAATACGAGCGCTGGGTGAAACCCGAAAACAAAAAGTTCGATTACATCCATTCTATCACAACGGAGGCGAAGGCGTATGACCGAGTTTGACCGGCAGTGCAACGTGACCGCCTTACTGATGCGCAAGCTACTGATTCAGATGCATGCGGAACCAAAGCATCCCTGGTGGGCGTTCTGGCGGCGGAAGGAGGCGACGATCGGATGATCCGGAGGTTTTCCGAGGGGCAGCGAGTTCGCATCACGGAAGGCAGCATCCGCGCCCCTGGGTGCACAGGCGTGGTCACGTGGGTCGGCGTGCTGGCCTGCGACGTGCAGGTGGATCTGGGTGGCGGATTCTTTCGGACGGTGACGGTGTGGCAGCGATATCTGGAGCCAATCGGAGAGACGGAGGCGGTGAAGTCATGAATGAGCAAGCACTGCAGATGATTCGGGAACGAGTGAGCAAAGCGACTGCAAGCCACTGGTTTGTCGGTGGAAAGAAGCCCAATGAAGAAGTTATGGTCGTTCTCGCTGGCGATTACGCCCTTGAAGGAGAACCTGACCTGGTCGTTGAGGTGTGGGGATCGGAAGATATCATAGCCGACGCGCTTTTCATCGCCCATGCACCTGCCGATGTGAAGAGTCTGCTCGACGAAGTTGAGCAACTACGTGGAGCAATGAGATTGGCGCTCAAGGACCTGAACAATTTTGCCTACGATTTCGCTGCAGGTACACTTCGCGAGGCTCTGGGTGAGGAAACCACATCACAGGATGTGGTGCAAACATGAGCGCCCTACGCGTGACGGACGTAGCCCCGCAGGACGCTCCCACGGCGGTCTGCCCCTGCTGCCAGGGCGTCGAGGACGAGCAGGACATGGTTCCCGCCTTCTATGACGGCGAGGTGCAGCCGCTGTGCGAGGGGTGTGTGACCTCCTCCTGCTCCCTCTGCGAGGGATGCGACAGGTGGGTGCATGAGAGCGAGATGGAGCGGGATTGGCTGTGCTGCGAGTGCTATGAGAGGAGGCAGACGGCATGAGTGTGGCAGAGATGGACCTGTACGACTACCTGGATGCTCAGGATGAGCAGGAACAGCAGGATCGGGGTTTCGTCGTAGACAGCCTGGAGAAGGCCGAGTGGTGCATGCGGAAGCTGGCCAAGATCCACCAGCAGGACATGGCCGACGAGGAACTGGCACAGCACGAGATCGAGCGTATCCAGGCGTGGCTTCAGGCGCGCAAGGAAACGCGCCAGCGATCCCGTGAGTACTTCGAGGAGAAGCTGCGACAGTACCACCAACGTCTGCTGGACGAGGACCCGAAGGGGAACCGGACTGTTAAGCTCCCGCACGGGACGCTCAAGGCGCGCAAGCTGCCCGACAAGTGGGACTACGACGACCAAACCATCATCGAGTGGGCGAAGGCCAATCAAAGCATGTCGCTCATCCGAATCAAATACGAGCCGGACAAGAAGTTGATCAAAGAGTACGTCAAGACAACCGGTGAACTTATCCCCGGCGTGACCATCACGCCGCAGGGAACGAAGTTCGACGTGGAGGTGGATGTGTGATGGCAATGCCAGTGCAAGTGGTGGAGGGACAACAGGCGATCAACTCTCTGTCCCTCATTGAGAACATGGACGTTTCCCGAGTTGCGGAAACGATGAACAAGATTGCCCAGTTCCAAACGGTGGTGCAGAAGACGCTCAAGGCCAAGCACGACTACGGCGTCATCCCTGGCACGGAAAAGCCGACGCTGCTGAAACCTGGAGCAGAAAAGATCCTCATGCTGATGGGCCTTAGCAGTTCCTATGAAGTCGTGGATAAGGTGCAGGACTATGACGGCGGCTTCTTCGCTTTCACTGTGCGGTGCCTGCTCAGTCGCAACGGCCTACTCATCACGGAAGGCGTAGGGCACGCGAACACGCGTGAGAAACGATACACGTCACACAAAGAGGGCAAGTCACCGCCTGACCCCTACACGCTGGCCAACACGGTGCTCAAGATGGCGAAAAAGCGGGCTCTAGTGGACGCGGCACTGACGGTGGCCAGCCTATCGGACATCTTCACGCAGGACCTCGAGGACATCGACATGGATGCCGGAGGCGGACGTACCAAGCATTCTAACCATTCGTCCGGAGGCCGTCCTGCCACGGATAAGCAACTCAACTTCATTTCGCGCAAGGCTAAGGCCAAGGGAATCAGCGATGCCGACCTGGATGCCTTCGTACAGGCGCAGCTTGGCAAGCACGTCGACGAACTAACTTCCAAGGAAGCGTCGGCCATCATCGACGCGCTGGACTCCTACGAGCCGCCGGCTAAAGGTGCGCCGTCGCCGGCACCCGAGGACGATCCGTTCGCGGAGACGGCGCCGCTAGATCTGAGAGACGAGGACTTGCCGTTCTGATACGCGGGGCGGCTTCGGCCGCCCTGGGAGGTGAGACAGTTGCCGGTGATAGATCCGGAAGTATCTCGTGTCGCACAAGAGTTCATTGAGCAACTCGTATGGTCGCACGATGCCAACGGTCCCTATCTGGCCGACTGCCCACGCAACAACCTGCGCGAGTGGCTACGAGCCAACCATCCCGAGATGATGGGCAAGACTGATGCGCTATACGATGCAGTGCATTTCTACTGGCCGGTGGCAAAGGACAACAGAACAGGCCGCTACCAGTTTGTAAGCCCGTTCAACGAGGTGGAAGCACATGCCCAACCGCATCGTTAAGGAGTCCATACGCACCTCAGATACTCTTGCCTCCATATCTGCCGATGCGGAACGGCTGTTCTGGAGACTGGTGGTCTCTGCCGATGATTTTGGACGGTTTGATGCGCGTCCGAACATCGTACTGGGCCAGTGCATGAGCGCCTTCCTTGGCACTTTCACCGCCGAACAGGTGGAAAGCTGGTTGAGCGAGCTGGAGCAGGCTGGGTTGATCCAACTGTACACAGTCGAAGGCAGACGGTATCTCGTGTTGACTAAATGGGACAAACACCAGCGCAAGCGGGCAAAAGACAGCAAGTTTCCATCGCCTGACGAAGCATACGGACATCCGCTGTCACATGACAGCGAGCGCGGTCAACTGACGACAAATGATGCCCCTAACGTAAACGAATTCGAAAACGAATACGAGAACGAAAGCGGCAGCGGTAACGAGAACGAACAGACACACGATACACTGCCGCCGCTGCCGGACGAAGAAAACTTGGACATTGAGGCCTACACCCAGGAAGTCGAGCGCCAGATGGTGGTCTGTGGAAAGACGAACTATATCGCCAAGAAAGACGATGCTAAGGCGATTCGCAAGTTGTACGACAGCGGGGTGCCTATCGAATTTGTCCGCAAGGGGATCGCCAAGTCTTTCGCTCGCAACCCAGACATCGGCAGTTTCCAGTATTGCTACAAGGTCATCGCAGACGATTGGGCGACGGAAATGGCGAAACGCACGCCGCAGACGCCTATCGACTTTGTGGCCTATCGAAAAGTGGCAGCAAGGGCCTCGCCGGAGCCTGTGGTCAGGGTGCCCGAACCGTCGCAGGAACGCATGGAACTCATGAGGAGGCAGATGGAACGTGCAAGACGTCTCGCAGACAGCACTGACGGCGGAGGAAGCTGAGGTATACCTACTGGCGTCGCTCGTCCAGCAACCGAGTTTGTGCGACGAGGTGACATTGGATCCCGAGGATTTTTCGCGCGAAGATCACCAACTCGTCTACCGCGCCATACGGTGGCTCTACGAGACGGGGAGACCTGTCACCCCGCCCGTTCTGATGCAGAAACTCTCAGGCCGTGTGCACGATCTCGAACACCTGACCGATGTGCTGGACGTCAACAAGTACGCGATCCCCTGGGCTGTGAAGGAGCATGCGCGCATCATCCGCGACGTGGCGATGAGAAAGCGCATGGTACGGGCTGCCCAGCGCATGATGGAGATTGCGCAGACAGCGGAACGCATCGACGACGAAAGCCTAGCGGAGGTCGAAAGAGCCTTTGAAAGCATCGGGGATGCGGCGGCCGAAGAAACCGGGCCTGTGCATCTTGGCGAGTTCTACCACGGATTCAAAGCGCAACTGAGAGACCGCCAAGAAGGGCGGAGTGGCCTGTGGGCAGGCGCCGACACAGGGTTCCCGAGCCTGAACGCATGCATTGGTGGCTGGAGACCGAAGCGCCTCTGTGTCGTGGCCGCTCGACCGGGCATGGGGAAGTCGGCATTCATGCTGCGCACGGCCCAGGCGGTCGCAGAGCAGGACGCGGCGCTCGTTTTCAGCCTGGAGATGGGGTTGGACGAACTGGCAGAGCGAACCACGGCATCACGGGCAGCGGTGCCGTTGACATACTTGCGGGACGGATCGTTCGACGAAACAGCGTGGGACCGCATTGAGCGGCTGGAGGAACTGCTGGAATATGAGCACCTGTATGTAGACGATACGCCGCAGGTTACCACGGCCTATATCCGCTCCAGGGCGCGCCGGATACGTCGAAAGGTGCCAGAGGGAAAGCAGCTGGTAATCTTCGTGGACTATCTGCAGATCGTGAAGGCGACATTGAGGACGCGCAACCGGGCTGAAGAGATCGGGGACATCAGCATCCAACTCAAGGCTATAGCGAAGGAACTGGACTGCTGCGTGGTAGCACTGGCCCAACTGAACCGGGCTGTGGAAAACAGGCAGGACAAGCACCCGATTCTCGCGGACATACGGGACTCGGGCCAGATCGAGCAGGATGCCGATATCATTATGTTTCTCTATCGCGACGAGTACTACAATCCGCAGACGGACAAGCCGAACACCATCGAGGTCATCGTGGCCAAGCATCGAAACGGCCCGCTTGACCGATTCGACCTGACGTTCAACAAGCAGTATCAGATCGTCGAAGAGTTACCCGATCCAAGAAAGGAGATGCAGGGTGCATGACCCATGCAACCGAGACGTCCATCCGCGTGGGCGACTATGTAATCGTCCCGCTGTACCATGGCAAACACCGTGACAAGCGCAGCGTGACGGATGCGGAGCCGACCGGCGGAAAGGTGGTATATGCAAACGACCGATTCGCGGTGGTGCGGCTCGATAACGGGTACTGCGAGAGTTTCTGGCTGGAGGACGTGCAGCGTGTCTGACTACACCGTCCTGGTGGACGGCAAACAAGTGGGCCGCGCGAAGAACAAGGCCGCAGGCGTGAAGGCCATAGACATCGTGGTGCAAAAGCTCCACCGCAAGCCCGGCCACACATACAGGGTGGAGCTACTGGACAGCGAAGGCCAGCGGCTGCGGGTGGCCTACTTGCCGCCGGGGCCAGAGGAGGTGGAGGGCGGCGATGCTCACACACCTTAGCCTCTTCAGCGGGATCGGTGGTATTGACCTAGCTGCTGAATGGGCCGGATTCGTGACGGTTGGCCAGTGTGAGATGGCCGAATATCCGTACCACGTCCTGTGCAAGCACTGGCCAGACGTGCCGAAGTGGAGGGACGTACGGGATGTCACAGCAGACAGTGTTAAAGCAACAGGCATCAAGCGGGTGGATCTACTCTCAGGTGGCTTCCCTTGTCAGCCTCATAGCCTGGCAGGCAAGCGCAGAGCAAGCGATGACGAGCGGGACCTGTGGCCGGAACTCGCTAGAGTCATTCGCGAAATTAGGCCCCGATGGTTCCTGGGCGAGAACGTACCAGGGCTTTTGTCAAGTGAGACTGGACGGTTCTTTGGAAGAGTTCTCAGGGACTTGGCCGCGCTGGGGTATCGCGTTGGATGGTGTGTGTATGGTGCCACGGACGTTGGAGCGCCCCACAGAAGAGATCGAGTCTTCATCGTGGCCTACTCCGACCGTGAACGGGAATTACAACCGCAAGGGAGCATCAACGAACAGCGGAGATGGATTAGAGACGGCAGTGAAGATGTGGCCAACTCCGCAAGCTCACGATGCGCAGAAGGGATATGCGGAACGAGTCGGGAGGTTCGGAACGAAACATGGTGGCCGCAATCTGAACGACTGGGTACTTTGGCCGACGCCGCAAGCGCGGGATTATCGCAGTGGAGATGCGCCGGATTCACCACGAGCGAAGCGGAAACGGGAGCAGGGATGGAGCCCAAACCTGAACGATACGGTGTTATGGCCGACACCAGCGGCACAGGACGGGAAGAACAGCACGCTTCCACCGAGTCAGAAGGACCGGGACACGGTGCCGGGTGCCGTGATGCGGAGCGGGCAGACTGGCCAACTCAATCCGGATTGGGTGGAGTGTCTAATGGGGTTCCCTATCGGATGGACGAGCATAGATGGCCCGCTGGATTCGGAGAAGCGCAGTTTGACTGGGAGCCGCCGCGAGTCGTTGGTCCATACACACGAGGTGGTCGCAAGCAGCTTCCATACCCAGTGATGCGGTATCGGGCGCAGAGGTTGCAGTGTCTCGGAAACGCAGTAGTGCCACAGCAGGTGTACCCGATACTACGGGCCATAGCGGAGGTGGAGACGGGATGACCGATGACGAGCGCCTAGCGAGGATGTCTCGCAAGGAGATACATGCAGAGATCATCCACCTGTCAAGAGAACAGGAAGAATACGAGCGTGAAATTGCGTATCTGAAAGAGCAACTGGAAGACCGCGACAGGCAGATAGCGGAGTTGGAACACCGGATTGATCGATTTCAAGCCGCAATTGGAACTGAATGCCCTATCGGTGATCTCGACTTAATCACATCACTTCGGGCGCACAAACAACATTTGATGGAATGTATTTCCGAATCACAGAAGCAGAACGCCATCATGCGGGAGGCGCTACAAAAGGCGCGGTCGTACATCCGTGGCTATGCCTGGGGCAGCAGTGAAGCCTACGAGGCGGTGCAGGCGATAGACGTCGCCCTGGATCAGGCGGGCGAATAGAGGACGAAAGGGGCGTGTGAGGGATGGGTAATGTGATCCATATTCCCGAGAATGCGTGTCCCTTCTGCAGAAAGAACGAGGCCACACAGTTATGTGATTTCGTCGTCGATTACATTTGGACAACTATTCCAAGCCGCTTCGGAAGACAAACGATCACTTGTGACAACCCGATGTGCAAGGAGTGCGCAACAAATGTAGCAGGACACGAGTTCTGCCCGGTCTGCAAAGAGCTATACGACTATGTGCGGAGCCATCACGAGCGGCATGGATGAAAGGAGCGTGTGAGGGATGTGTGACGCTGAAATGGCACTAGGAACACAAGTGGAACGGCTGCAGAAGGCAGTCCGTGACTTCGCTGAGGAACGTGATTATTTCATGCGTAAAGCAACCGCCTACAACGAGCAAGTCGAAACGTTGAAACAAGAGAAAGAACGCCTGTTGGACGCACTGCGAGATGCGGTTGGTGCGCTGCGATTCTTCGCTAGCGCGTTTGGAGCGGCGACAGCTTACGAGGCCCTCGCCTCAATCGAATCCAAAGTGCCGCGTGAGTGGCTGGAAAGGAGCGAGGAAGGAATGAGTGATGTCGTCAAGTGGTACGACTTTGAGGGAGATCGAAGTGGTTGTGATGACTGGTGCCGTGGATGGGACGGAACCAGCTATCGGTGTGACTGCGGGAATCGGCGTGTCTCATGGGCGTGTTCAAAGAGGGACTGCGTGTGTAATGCAGAGGACGAAAACTGCCCAAACCGCGTCGCCGCGGCTTGGTGAGGAAGGAGCGTGTGAGGATGACCAGCGCACTTGACGGACTGGACATCCGCGAACCCGTGCGGTGGTTCGCTCGACAAATGGAGTTGAAACTCCGCGAGAACGACCACAAGGGCGGTTGGTTGGAATGCGACGTGTGGTGGCTGTTTTCCAGGCTATACGAAGAAGTCGCCGAACTGCAGGAGGCGATGTACGAGGTCGCTGCGGGAGACGCCAGCCGCGAAAAGGTGATCCGGGAAGCCGCGGACATCGCCAATTTCGCCATGATGATCGCGGACCTGGCACGAAAGTAGGTGACGACGCATGACTAGCGCACTTGACGGACTGGACACCCACGCCAGAGCCGAGGCCATCATTGGCCCGCTGCGGGTCGAGCGGTTGGAGAGGGCCGGGCTGACGGTGGTGGATCGGAACAGGTTGAAAGCGTTGGAACGGCTGTATGGGGCGTGCCAGAGGCAGAAAGCAGCGGATATAGAGTTCGCTCGACTCGCACAACCCGGTGGATACATGAGCCGCAGCGAACACATGGCCATGAAGCGATGTGACGAAGCAGAGGCAGAGATATGGAAAATCGTCCGGGAACTGGAGGCGATGGAGCGTGGATGAGTATCAGATAGAATTCGGATCCGTGACGCGAACGGTTAGTAAAGACCATCTGCGGCACATCATCGAGATGGAAATGGGGAAAGTCGGACAGGCAGAGAGCATATTCAGCCTTCTGGACAGTGGCGCAGAGTATTGGACGGGCACTGCGACGATACGAAAGGTGGAGGCGATGGAGCAGTGAGCAAACGATTCCGCGTGACAGTGGAGTTCGCGCATGGGGTGCGGCACACCTTCGACGGTTTGACACCCGAACAGGCAGTGTCGCTGGAAGAGTGGGCGCAAGGCTACGATGACGACATCGTGACTACGAAGTTTAACGGGAAGACCTATTATCTCAACCGCGACTACCTGTGCAGCATGGTTGTGGAGGAGGCGGAGGGCGAGTGAGTGCGACAGCCTACGGGAACCGAGGAGCAGCGTTGGAGATGCTCATCAACCATACCAACGAAGTCTATCGCGCACGCGGCTGGGCCGTGGTCACGAAGAGACCGACTCCCGTGGCTATCGTTCGGACGAAGGGAACACGCATCCTGTCCGCCTACCTGGAGGCGAAGAGCACCGTGGACTACGAGGGAGTCTACCATGGCCGCAGCCTGCAATTCGAGGCGAAGTCTACACGTGAGACACGCCGGTTCCCGCTGTCGAACTTCCACGAGCATCAGATCGAGCATATGCGCGCATGTCTGCAGCAGGGCGCCGTGGTATTCGCCATCGTGGAGTTCACGCGAGTGGATGAGCGGCTGTATGTGCCAGGGAAGCTCATCCTGGACGCATGGGATCGATGGAAGGCAGGCGGGAAAGCGAGCATACCCCGCGAGGACCTGGAGGAGCAGTGCTACCGGATACGGAGCGGGCGCGGAGTGGCGGTTGATTATCTGGCCGTGGTGGACGAGCTACTTCATCAGACGGCGTGAGGAGGTGCAGGGTGTGCATGCGTGGTGGATAGCCGCTGTGGGGCTGCTGGTGGGCGTGCCGTTCGGCGGGGTGCTGGTGCTGGCGGTGGAGCAGTGGTCATGGCGGCGAAACTGGCGGCGCATTGAGCGTCAGCGTGAGCGGATACGCTGAGAAAAAGGCGGCCCCACATTGGGGCCACAGAACCGCCCCCGTGGTGGGGGCCAAGAGGAAAACCAGATTTCCTAGACTCTACCACGGGGGCGATGCGGATGCAACTGGACTTGGGCCTGCGCAAGGTGGACAAGACACGAACGCGGCAGATGGTGCGGGAGTACTTCCGGCTGTATCGGTATCGCAAGCGGCTACTGGAAGCCGATATGGAAGAGCGGCCACAGGAACGCAAACCACTGCCAGGCTATGAGCATGCAGCAGATCCGCGCACAATCCGCCCACCGGGATTCGGCCCGTCAGAGCCGCGCGGGTTGTACCCGGATATCGAGGACGACCCGAAAGACCGGGAGCGTCGCCGGTTCTGCCGTGAGGTCGAGCGCGCCGTGGATGCTCTGCCGGAGTATCAGGCGCAGATCATGCGGAAGTTGTATATGGGTCATGAGCCGAGCCCGCGGAACCCCGCTCCGACCGACCTTCAGGTGTGGCGGGAACTCTACGAGGCGGGGTGGTATGTGTCGGAAAGGTACTACGACGAGCAGAAGGCGCAGGCGATATTCCGCCTGGCCGAGACGTGGGGGATCACACAGTATGTAGAGTAGCCGCCCGATGTGGGCGGTGAAATTTTTTTGAGAAAAATCTCGGCTGTGTGTTGACAAAGAAAACAAAGGGGTGTATATTGTTTTCAAAGAAAACAACCGGAGGCGGTAAAGATGAAGGCGGTAAAGATGAAGCAGGAAGTCATGAAGCGGGCGCATGAGTTAGCGAAGGCGATGGAAGGCGACTATCGGGCGCGGATGGTGATGGCTCTCCGGCAGGCGTGGCGTGAGGCACGGGCTCCGAAGTTCGTGGTACTTCGAGTGAACCATCAGCCGAGCGGAGGTCGCGAGTGGGTGGCACGCATCATGGGGCGGCATCCAAAATACCGTTTCGAGCGCGAGTTCCTTGCTGAGGCAGCACGCGAGTGGTCCGGTAGCGGAAAGACGGGCATCACGGTGTACGAGTTGTCGGACGGGATCTACGAAGTGAACGAGCCGTGGAAGGGACGTAGATTCGTCGAGGTTGCGAACGGTGAAGTTCGAATTCTGAAGGCTGAGGAAGTTCTAGAAAGGGTGGCATGATGGAACGACTCGTCGGAGTGAAGGAAGCTGGGGATCTACTGGGATGGAGTCGGCAGAAGGCGTCAGTGTACTGGCAGCGGAGGAAGTTTCCCGACCCCATTCAGATACTCTCCGCCACTCCTGTGTGGACCGAGCAGCAGATCATCGATTATGCGGAGGAGGAGTTAGGGATGAGCATATGGCGCGCGGAGAAGCGTATCGACCTGGGCGAGTATGGGGAGTTCGACGTAGAATTCATCCGCTGTGAGCCGGACGAAGGATGGGTGGCGAGGGCAGAGTATGTCGGGGTGTGGCATCGGCCAGAAGGAGAGCCTGTACGAGCGGTGATTGACGCTCAGTTCATGGACCCGGTCGAAGACGATGTTGACGCGGTCCTGAACGCTGGATGGGATCTGTGGACGGTGGAGGAAGAGTAGTGGCCACGAAACGAGGAAGCGCGCGGCTGGATCAGTCTCTGGCCGCGCTGAAAGAATTGGCGTCGCAGCTAGGATACTGGCCGTCAAAGGAGCAGTGGGACGAATACGCGTCAGTGCATGGCCTGCTACGGTATATGTCCATGTACTACCACATCCGGAAGTCGTGGAACACCCTTCGTGATGAGATGGGGTTCTCTCCGCGCGAGGTCACGTACACGAAGGAAGACTGTATCCGCGCGCTCCAGGAGGCTGCGAAAGTCGCGCCTCTCCTCTCGCAAGATGCATATGAGGCATGGCAGACCCAGCACCCCGAGTATCCGACGCTGGAGCAGGTGAAGCGGCGGCTCGGCGGCACCTGGAACCGAGCGAAGGAGCGAGCCGGACTGCCAACCGTAGATCCCGCGCGTGAGGGATGGTCGGACGAGGAACTGCGCGCGTCGTTGCTGGCGTGCTCAGCATTCTATGGGCTGAAGTTCAGCGAGCAGGACTACGTCGAGTGGCGGGAGAAGCATCCTGATCGGCCTCACATCGAGACCATTCGCGCGCGTTTCGGCGGCATGGCCCAGGCGAAAAAAGCGTTAGGGCTCGATGCGTATGAAGTAGGACCGCCAACCGAGTACACGGATGCGCAGATCCTTTCGTATCTGCTGCGCTTTCTGCGAGAGCAGATCAGCCTGGATGCCTACCTGCAGTGGCGGGAGGTGAATGGAGGGCCGTCCATGACTCCGATCCGGGAACGGTTTGGAGGGTATGAAGAAGCGTTGAGACGGTCGCTGGAACTGTACCTGTGGAAAGGCCGTAACTGAGATTCGTGCGTTTTTGGTGCGCTTTTCGTGCGCTTTCCTTGCGAAAATGGCGGGGAAATCGGCGCTATACTGGGGGCAAGCCAAGCTATACCCTCGGGAGGCCGAACATGCCAAAGCCAGCGCCGTTCTACCACGTGAGCCAGTCGGATTACGCGCGTAGGACGGCGCGAGACCCTGCATCTATCGTGGCGGCGAAAGATGCTCGGGAACGTGCCAGGCAGCGCCGGAGGGAGCCGACGCGCGAGGATCGTAAGCCTCGCCCTTCCGGCGGTGCTTAGGCAATGCCGAGGTACCAAAAATCTGTATGTATTTTAGTTTGTTGCAGCCATCGGAGTTACGTTCCCCCTATCTTGTGGATGAACTAGACACATGGGCGGCCTTCGTGCCGCCGACTTTTATTTTCGCAACGAAAGGCGGAACGAGCCGTGATCAAGAATCTCAGAGGTTACGTCGAAATGGGATTCCAAAAGACGATGGCGGACGCCCAAGACATCCAACAAGCTCGCCAAGAGCAGGACGAGCGTTTTAACGCTGCGAGGCGACGCATGTCCGAATGGGACAAGAACACCCGATTGATTCAGAGAAAACAACAGCTTTGAGGACCCACGCCAATAGGCGTTGTCCATATCTCTTTATTCGACCGTGCCCGCGCGAAAAATCTCCAGCCTCCCGAAAGCGACAGCAACGTGGCCACCTGCCGGCGGGCAAACCGACAGGAAGGCTGTCCCTACCTTTTTCCGTCGAGCGCCACCCGGCGGTAAGGCTGGAGCTGGTGGGCCGCGCGGGGATACATAGCAGGAATTTTCCTCCCCTTGCAGAATTGGGTGAGTGGGGAGGGTGATATGATGAGAAACTTTGTTTCGTTGACAACGTTTATTCAGGAAATGTCGTTGTTGGTGGACGCAGGTCAAGTTCGCTCAATCGAGGAAGTTGAATCGCATATTGCGAAGAAAGATTTGATGGAGTGGCTTGAAACGGAATTTCCGTTTTCCAGCGAGGTTGGCGTTGACCTGAGTTTGTTCAAGAAACCCGAACGGGATTTGATACATAACGGATTATATGAATGGTTGATGGGATACCAGGGGCAGGAACGAAGAAAATGGGGTATCGAGAATAACGGGCTGTGCCTATTGATATCATGGACCACCGAATTGGTCCGGGATGAGTTCAGAAAGTTGGGCGCCTAATACCCGCTTCGGCGGGTTTTTCTTTTTGGGGAGGCGATGAATGACATGGAGCCGATTCAACTGTACGCATCCATCCCACAGATCCAGAGCGCCATCAAGGTGGGCGGCGACGGATCCGGGAGGATACAGTTCGATGTGCCGGCCAGTGAAATGGCGGCCTTGCTGAGGCTGGTCGCGTTCGCGCCGGGCAAGCTGCTCAGGCTGACGGTGGAAGTGCAGGACGATGCCAGCTAGACCGAAGCGGCCATGTATGCACCCGGGATGCCCTGAGCTGGTGGAGGGCGGATATTGCGAACGACATCAGCCGAAGCGTGAGCGCAATGCCGAATATGACCGCGAGCGTGGCACCGCACATCAGCGTGGGTACGGAGCGCGGTGGAGAAAGGCACGGTTGGCGTTCCTGCGTGAGCATCCGTGGTGTGTCATGTGCGAGCGGGAAGGCAGGCTGCGGGCGGCAGAAGTCGTGGACCATATCGTGCCGCACAAGGGAGACTACGAGAGGTTCTGGGACCAGAGCAACTGGCAGCCATTATGTATACGCCACCATAACGCCAAGACGGCGAGGGAGGATATGGGAGCATGGTAGCAACCGCTAAGGTAAAGCTGATGAAAGGTATGTTGCGGTTGGCCGGATCGCCCGCCTGGCGTGCGGATATGTATGAGGCGTTGTGCGAGCTTGCAACACGCCTGAAAGAAATAGGGGTACCGGAAGACATACGTCGAGAGGTTATCTGGCCTCATGTGGAGTCTATGTTTGACGCATGCACTCAGCGGGTTGTGGCCGAGCGAAAGCAGAGGGTCGCTGCGAAGGGGTAGGGGGTAGGAAAAAGCTGGCGCTCGCGCCGGAGACCGCCGGGGTGGGTCGTCTTCGCACAAACTTCGTTTTTTGACGTAAAAGGGGGTGGTCACATGGGCCGGAAGGCTATTCCGATTGAGCTGCAACTGATCAATGGCAACAAGAATCGGCTAACGAAATCAGAGATTGAAGCTCGCCGGTCTGCGGAACAACGCTTGAAGCCCAGGGCCGACCGCATAAGACCGCCCGCATGGTTGAGTCCGGTGGCAAAGCGGGAGTTCAAACGCATTGTCAAAGAGATGGATGGTCTGGACGTGCTGACCAACGTCGACGTGGATGCACTGGCCTTGTATTGTGACGCTTACGCGGCCTACGTCGAGTGCACGCGGATTATCGAGGACGAAGGCCTAATGGTCGAGTACACCAACAAGGCGGCTGAGACGAACAAAGTTCCGCACCCGCTACTCACGAAGAAGAAGCAACTGGCCGAGCAGATGAAGGCCCTGGCTACAGAAATGGGTCTGACGCCCGCGTCCCGCACCAAGCTGGCCATGTCCAAAGAGGAGCCCAAAGAGCCAACGGAGTTCGAGCGCATGTTTGGCGACGTGTGATAGCTCATGTCTCTGCGGGAATGGATAATTGACTACGCACAGGGCTGCTTGGACGGGCAGGTGGTGGCATGCCAAAAGCACAAATGGGCCGCGCAACGGTTCTTGCGCGACATCGAACGGGAAGGCACAGACGCCTTTCCGTTTGTGTTTGACGACGCAAAAGCGGCTCGTTTTCTGTTCTGGATGAGTCAGTTTCGGCATACCAAGGGCAAGCTCCAGGGCCAGCGCATCGATCCGCATCCAATTCAGGTTTTCGTATTCGCGAACATCTACGGTTGGGTACATCGGGACACTGGATTGCGCCGATTCCGAAAGGCCTATTGGCAGGTGGGACGGAAGAACGCGAAGTCTCAGAGCCTGGCCTGTGTCGGCTCCTATGAGGCGATGGCCATGGGAGAGAACATGTCAGAGGTCTACGTGGGTGCAACGAAGGCCGAACAGAGCCGCATCGTGTGGAACGAGATCAAAGCTCAATTGGCTGGGTGCGCTGACCTCAAAGGAAAGTATCGGGTGGCCTATGGAAAGATTGAGCATCCGAAAAGCGGGTCATTCATTGCGGCCTTATCGAAAGATGCCGGCAAAACAGGTGACGGTCTGAACGTACAGTGCGGAATCATAGACGAGTACCATGCTCATGAAACAAGCGAGATCTATGACGTGCTGGTATCTGGCACCGGGGCTCGATCGCAGCCGCTCATGGTCATCATTACGACGGCAGGTTTTGACTTGAGCCACCCATGCTATTCGGTCGAGTACCGGTATGTCTCGCAGATTCTGGACCCTGACTCGCCTATCGAGAACGACGAGTATTTCGTGATGGTCAACGAACTCGACAAGGACGATGACATCAAGGACGAGACGGTCTGGGAGAAAGCAAACCCCATCCTATGCTCATACGAGGAGGGGCGGGCATTCCTGCGCAATGAACTGAAAGCGGCGCTGGACGTGCCGGAGAAGATGCGTAACTTCCTCACGAAGAACATGAACATCTGGGTCGACCAGAAAGACAACGGCTACATGCCGCTGGACAAATGGCGCGCCTGCGGGACGGATGAAACGCTGGACCTAGGCGGGCGCGAGTGCTATGTCGGCGTGGACCTTTCGACCAAGATCGACCTTACCAGTGTGGCGTTCGAGTTTCCGTTGGGAGATGGCCGATATGTGGTCAAGCATCACTCGTTCATGCCAGAGGATACCATGGCGGCGAAGCGTCGCACTGATAAGGTGCCCTATGACCTGTGGGTGCAACAGGGCTGGATAACCGCGACGGACGGGGCCGTGGTCGACTACCGCTACATCCAGGCGTACATCCGGGAGATGGAGCGCAAGCACGGCTGGGTCATCAAAGAGATCTGCTATGACCCATACAACGCCACGCAGTTTGCGCAGGAGATGGAGGCGGAGGGATATGTGATGGTCGAAATTCGACAGGGCGTCCGGACGCTTAGCGAACCGACAAAGAACCTGCGCGAGCTAGTGCTATCTGGCCGAATTGTACATGACAACGACCCGGTACTGACCTGGGCGATGAGCAACGCGGTCGAGCGTGCGGACCACAATGGCAACATCATGCTGGACAAGGCGCATTCGACGGAGCGCATTGACCCGGTGGCCGCGCTCATTAACGCGCATGTACGGGCCATGCGGGTGGAAGAGGTCGACCTGAACGCGCACATTCTGAGCGACGACTTTAGCTTTTGAGGGGGTGTAGACATGCGGGTCCTACGCGCATTACTGACGTTCTTCACCCTCTTCGGAGATGACATACTCGCCATTGCGGGCCTGGCAATCGTCTGCCGGGCCACATTTATGCTCAGTAATGTGGCTGGATGGTATGTGATTGGCGCTATTTTGTGCATTTTGGCCGTAATTTGGTCGAAAAACGTGCCAAAACCGCCGCAAAGGGGGTGAAAAGTGAGTGTTTTTGAGCTCTGCACTTGAAAAACGGGGCCTGATGGATGTTTCCGACCTGACCAATCCAGCGGATTGGCTCATCTCTATCTTTGGCGGCGAGCCAACGTATAGCGGCGAGCGGATCACAGCAGACTCGGCCTTGATGAACTCGAACGTGTATGCATGCGCGTCCATTCTCGGTGGCGACATCGGAAAGCTGCCCATTCAGATTTTCAAGCAGAGCCGTGGAAGTCTGTCGAAGGATATCGAACACCCTGTGGCGCAGCTCCTGGGATCAAGGCCGAACCCGTACATGTCGGCCTACACATTCAAGGAACTCATAATGCTGCACCTAGTGGCCTGGGGCAACGCATATGCGGCGATTGATTGGGGATTTGACGGCCGGCCGACGGCATTATGGCCGCTAGACCCGGCCGCAACGGATGTCGTGCTGGATCCAGTGACCGGAGACCTCTGGTACACGACGGTCATCCCAACCGGGGAGATGCGCAAGCTGGCGTGGCATGACGTGTTTCACCTCAAGTATCCGGGCAAGAGTGGCCTGAAAGGTATCTCGCCTATCTCGGTCCTGCGTGAGGAGTTGGGTGCGCAGCAGGCGGCGAAGAAGTTTGCCGGCGCATTCTGGGCAAACGGAACGGCGAGCCGTGGCGTGTTGAAGGTGCCGGCGGCGTTGAAAAAAGAAGCCAAGGACAAGGCTCGTGAGGAATGGCAAAAGCTCAACAGTGGTCTGACAAACGCTCATAAGATCGCCATCCTTGACGGTGGCATCGAATACCAGAGCATCAGCATGCCGCTGGAGGATGCCCAATTCATTGAGCAGCAGAAGTTCGGGGTGCTTGAGGTCGCGAAGGTCTATAAGATCCCAGCGCACAAGCTGAACCAACTCGACCGTGCGACGTTCAGTAACATCGAACAGCAGAGCCTGGACTATGTGAAGAACACCCTGCAGCCCATCGTGACCCAATGGGAGCAGGAGATTAACTACAAGCTATTCTCGCCATCGGAGCAGAAGCGATACTATGCCAAGTTCAATCTCACATCGGAGCTGCGCGGAGACGCGGCAAGTCGGGCTGCCTACTACAAGTCCATGTGGGAAGTAGGCGCCTATTCTATCAACGACATCCGCGCCCTTGAGGAGCAGGACGGCATCGGTCCGGACGGGGACAAGCACTTTGTTCCGCTCAACTACGTTCCAGTTGGGTTGATTGAAGAGGTATTGGGCTCACACGGCGGAAAGGCTGCGGCCGCGAAAGGAGGTGAGTGAAATGCCAGCGATCCCGGTACACCATACGCCGGTGGATACGGAGTCGTCCTTTGATGGGCCTGCTGCAAAGGCAAACATCCCGAATGACGCCGACGAGGCTACGCTGCGCAAAGCGTTTGCCTGGGTGGATCCGCAGGGCAATCCGGATACAAAGGCAGCGTACAAGTTCATCCACCATAACGTCAGCGACGATGGGGAGGTGGGTGATGCCAACTACCGAGCTTGCGTGTCCTGCATTGCGGTGCTCAACGGTGCGCGTGGGGGAGCCAACATCCCGGATGCGGATCGCCATGGCGTTTACGAGCATCTGGCCGCGCATATCCGAGATGCGGGATTGGAGCCGCCCCCACTTCGAAGTCGGTCCGAACTGCAAACAGACCGCGAGGTGCGCATCCTGCATGCTCCCGTGGAGTTGCGAGCGGCCGGCGACGGCGGAGAGTTCATCGAGGGATATGCGCTGAAGTTTGAGCGTTGGTCTGAGGTGTTTGGGTGGCTCGTTCCGTTTCGGGAGATCATCAGTCCGACCGCGCTGGATGAGGCGGATATGTCGAACGTCGTGGCGCTGTTCAACCACGATGCGAACATGCCACTAGCGCGGAATACGGTATCATCTGGACCCGGTCAGCTGCAGCTATCCGTGGACAACATTGGCCTGCGATTCAAGCTGCTTCCGACCGATACGACATATGCCAAGGATCTGATGACCAATGTGCGTTCCGGAGTGGTGAACCAGTGTTCTTTCGCCTTCTCCATCGCAGATGATGGGGACGAGGTGAGTTACAACGAGGACCTGGGCATCTATGAGCGCCGCATCAATCGCTTCGAGCGCATCTACGACATCTCTGTAGTCACCTCTCCGGCGTACCCGGACACCGAAGCCGTCGTCGGGCAGCGGAGCCGAGAAAAGCTACAAGAGTTGGAACTTGCTCGGCGCCGTCCGAAGGTTGACGAGGAACGCGAAAAACTCAGGCTGGAACTGGACCTGCTGGAAATCTGACAGGTCTTTTTTCATGCGCCAAAACCTCTGAAGGAGCTGATCAAATGGATCCCAAAGAACGCGAACTGCGGCAGCAACTCGCCGCGAAGTTGGAAGAAGCCAGGTCGCTGTTGGATGAAGGTAAGCTGGAAGAGGCGCGGGCGGCGAAGGACGCCGCCGCGGCACTGAAAGAGCAGATTGACACGTTGGAGGAGTTGCGCGGTCTGGAAGATGCCGCGAAGCATGGCGTTGAGCCGCCGGCAGCGCCTGCTATCATCTCTCCCCAGGCTCGCAAGGACGATCCCGAGGCGGAGTATCGCAACGCCTACCTGAAATGGATGCGCGGCAAGCCCATGAGCGCTGAGGAGCGCTCGGTGCTTGAGTCGCGCGCGATGAGCGAGGGCAGCCAGCAGGACGGCGGGTACATTGTGCCCCAGGACATCCAGACCCAGATCAACCAGTTCAAGCGCCAGCTGGTATCACTGGAGACGTTTGTCCGTACTGAGACGGTGACGACGAACAGTGGCTCCCGGGTGCTTGAGAAACTGGCTGACATCACGCCGTTCTCCCAGCTGACGGAGGCTCAAAACATCGGCGACATGGGCAATCCGCAGTTCCAGACGCTCACGTATTCGATCAAGGATTACGGCGGCATCCTGCCAATCACCAACCAACTGTTGGCCGATACCGACCAGAACCTAATGGCATATGTGGCGAACTGGATCGCGAAGAAGTCCACGACCACGCGGAACACGCAGATCATCAATCTGCTCAAGACGTTCACGGCGAAGACGCTGGCGAGCGCGGACGATATCAAGAAAGTGCTGAACGTCGATCTGGATCCGGACCTGGCGGCCGGCGCCGTCATCATCACCAACCAGGACGCCTACAACTGGCTGGATGAGCAGAAGGACTCGACTGGCCGGTATCTGATCCAGCCCGATCCGACGCAGCCGAGCCGCAAGATGCTGTTCGGTGTGCCCATCACGGTGGTCGCCAATCGCCTGCTTCCGTCGGATACCACAAGCGGCGTTGTCGCGCCGGTCTTCATCGGCAACCTGCAGGAGGCCATCGTGCTGTTCGACCGCCAGCAGCTGTCTATTGCGTCCACCAACGTTGGCGCCGGCGCGTTCGAGACGAACCAGACCAAGGTCCGCGCCATCGAGCGGTTTGACATCAAGCCGTTCGACACCGGCGCTGCGTTCTATTGCTCGTTGACCGTACAGGCGGCTTCCTGAACTGACTGGCGCGTCCATCGCGGCGCGCCTCTTTCATCCGGGGGTGAGGTGATGTGATCACCCTAGACGACGCTAAGACCTTTCTCCGCGTAGATGGAACCGATGATGATGCGCTGATCCAGTCGCTCATTGATGCATCAGTGGAATACCTGGCGAACGCCACCGGCAGCAACGTGGACATGTCGTCCAAAGTCTACGACCTCGCGCAGAAGATTCTTGTGGTCCACTGGTATGAGAACCGGGAGCCTGTAGGGCAAGCGAACGTGTTGGCCTATAGCTTGGAGAGCATGATCATGCAGCTCCGCTATACGGCTCCCGATCCCGTGGACGGTGGTAGCACATGAGCGGCGTTGCAGACTACCGCCACCGCATCACGATACAGCAGCAGGTCACAGTGACCGACGACGAGGGCTTCACGACGACCACATGGCAGGATGTGGCGACTGTTTGGGCCGCCGTGGAGCCCATGAACGCCCGCTGGCGGGTTTTCTATGAGGCTGCGGCAGTCAATGCCGAGCGCGACACCCTTATCCGCATCCGCTACCGCCCGGGTGTCACACAAGATATGCGCGTCGTCTACGGACAGCGCGTGTTTTCGATCCGACTTGTGGTCGACCCGGAGGAGCGGCACCGAGAGATCCAACTCATGTGTCGGGAGGTGGTGGACGGTGGGAACTGACCTGCGTCTTGACGGTATGGACAGCCTAATGGCGCGTCTGAACGCGCTGGGGCAAGCGGCCAATAAAGTGGCGAATCAGGCACTCAATGAGGCCGCGGAGCCGCTTGCCGAGGCCATGCGGAACAACGTCCATGTCTCTACCGTGGAGCACCAGCATATCCGCGATGATATCCAGACCAGCCGCGTGAAGACGTCCGGCACCATGCGGTACGTGGAGGTCGGTCCCGGAAAAGAAACAGCCTGGCGCGCAAAGTTTCTGGAGTTTGGTCATGCCACAGTAGACGGCGGTCAGGTGCCAGCATATCCCTTCGTGGAGCCGGCCATCCGCGAGGCCCGAGACGAAGTGTTCGAGCGGTTGGCAGAGTCGCTGAGAAGGGGGCTCGGGTTGTGATCGACGTGAAGCCTGAGGTCTACCAGACATTGGTTAGCGACGATCAGTTGACATCGCTTCTCGGAGGCAAGCATGTCTATCAGATCACTGCTCCTGACGCTACGGTGTTTCCGCGTATCACTTTTTTTGAGGTGAACAATCTCGATGCTAACTACGCCAATGATGGGCCCACCTCGGCGCGTGTGAGCCTGCAAGTAGATGTCTGGAGCAAGACCAACTATTCAGCCATTGTCCAGCGAGTGAACGAGGTCATGGAGTCGCTGGGGTTCATCCGGTACTACTCCACTGACTTATACGAGCCGGACACATCTGTCTATCACAAGGCGTTGCGATACCAGATTTCTAAGGAGGTTTGAAGATGGGAGTTTTAGTTGGCCTGGACAATCTGCATTATGCGATTATCTCCAAGGATGACGAAACGGGCGTCGAGTATGGCGAGGTAAAGTCTGTAGGAAAATCCGTGAGCGCATCAATCCAACCGAAGTCGAACAGCGCTACGCTGTACGCGGATGACGGGCCGGCGGAGACGGCTACGTCACTTGGCGAGATCCAGGTTGATTTGGAGGTCGCGTCCCTACCGACCAGCGTGGTTGCGGACTTGCTCGGCGCAACGGTTGGCTCTGATGGTGTGTTGATTCAGAAGAGCACGGATAATGCGCCGTATGTCGCCATTGGGTTTCGCTCGAAGAAGAGCAATGGAAAGTACCGTTATGTCTGGTTACTCAAAGGGAAGTTTGCACCGCTCCAGGAGGACTATAAGACGCAAGAGGACTCACCGTCTTTCCAGACAGAGAAGATTTCTGGGACCTTTATCCGTAGGGATTACGATAACGCCTGGCAGGTCAGAGGTGACGAGGACGATCCGACGTTCACTGGTGGCCCGACCTGGTTCAATGCGGTCTACCAGCCGCCAACTGGATCGGGTTCATGAGGTTTAACAGTGTAATTCGGGGGACGGGATATGCCCGTCCCCTTTTAGTTTGGGAGGTTCGATATGGACATTAAATTGCTGGTAAACGGCGAGCGCAAGACATATACCGTTCCTTTCGTGAAGGCTCGTATGTTGCGCCGGGCTCTGGAACTGGCTGAACGGTTACAAGGGCGTGATGACAACAGCATCACATTGGATGAACTCGATATGATGGCCGATTTTGTAGTGGAGCTGTTTAATGGGCAGTTCACGCGGGACGACCTGTATGAAGGGTTGCCGGCAAATGAGTTGGTGCCGACAGTAGCCAAGTACATGCAACTTGCTGTCGGAGGTAAAGACCCAAACGGAGTGAAGGGGCGCAGTTAGAGCGCCCCTTGGATACCATTAAACGTCTATATATCGACCTGCTCAAGCAAGGATGGACGCTACCTGAGATCGATGACATGGACATCCATTGGTTTTTTGAGCTCATGGAATTTCGGACCCATAAACCTGAGCCTATGGGCTATATAGACCAGATACCCGGATTGTAGAGGGAGGTGAGAACGTGCCAAACGAAGAGATCGGTAATCTGGTTGCCAAAGTGTCCATGGACTCTATGGGCTTCCAAGAAGGCGTGGCCCAGCTTCGGCGCCAACTAAGCGTCGTAAAGAGTGAGTTTAAGGCTGCGGCCGCCAACTTGGGAGAGTTTGGGACGGAGACAGATAAGCTCCGGTTGCAGACCGAATCTCTGACCAAGCAGATCGAGATTCAGCGCGGGATCGTACAAACCCTGGAACAAGCCTATGCAAAATCTGCAGCCGAGAAGGGTGAAGATGCCAAGCAGACCCAGCAGTTGGCCATCAAGTTGAATAATGCGCGCGCTGCGCTGGGAGAAATGGAGTCCGAACTGCGGCAGGCAAATTCACAGATCGAGCAGCAGGCGTCGGGCATGGGAAAGCTGGGCACTGCCATGGAGCAGACCCGCTCAAGGCTGGCCTCGTTGGGCGCTATCGTCAAGACAAGCCTAGTCTGGGGCGCTGTTTATGAAGGCATCAATGCTGTCACGGGCGGTCTAAAGGGAATCATCACGACTTCGATGGACTTCGAGTCGGAGATGAGTAAGGTCAAGGCTCTATCCGGCGCAACGGGTGATCAATTTGAGCAGCTTCGACAGACAGCGATCAAGCTGGGCGCCGATTCGGTGTTCAGCGCGAGCCAGGCTGCGCAGGGCATGACGAACCTGGCTGCAGCTGGATTCAATGCGCAGCAAATCATTGATGCCATGCCGGGCATCTTGAATGCTGCAGCGGCGGCTGGCGAGGATTTTGCATCGGTCAGCGACATCATGATCAGCGCCATGAACGACTTCGGTTTGAAAGCCAATGACATGAGCCATATTGCGGATGACCTTGCAGCCGCAGCAAATGCATCCTCAATCTCTATTAGCGACATTGGAGTCTCGCTCAAGTATGTCGGCCCTGTAGCGCATTCGGCTGGATTGAGCCTTGAAGAAATATCGGCAGCCCTCGCCATTCTCGGAAATAACGGCATTAAGGCCGATACGGCCGGTACCTCTCTGCGCATGGGTTTGCAGCGCTTGGTCAGCCCTCCGAAGGCGGCAGCAGAAGAATTGGACAACCTGGGAGTCAAGGTGACGGATACGTCTGGCAAGATGTTGCCGTTGTCTACGATCATCGGCCAGTTGCATGACAAGTTCCAGGGAATGAGCCAGAGTCAGAGGCTTGCCGCGGCGTCGGCCATTTTCGGCGCGGAATCTATGTCTGCTTGGTTGACGCTGATTGATAAGGGCTCCGGCCAGCTGGACAAGCTGACCAATTCATTTGTGCATAGCAATGGCGCTGCGAAGCAAATGGCCGATACCATGAACGACAATCTCAAAGGCTCCATTCAGCAGATGGAGGGCGCCTTTGAGTCGCTGTCTATCAAGATTGGCCAAGCTGTGACGCCGGCACTGCGCACGGTGATTGATGGCATCACTCGTGTGGTGCAGTCACTGACCAATGGTAGTGCGCTCAAGGGACTCTTTCCACCGGAACTTATAACATCTGTTCAGTACTTCGGAAAGGAAATTAAGGAGTCCTTTGGCTTGCTCAAGAACGCCCTGGGCGACGGCAAGCTAGGCAAACAGGTGTATGACTTTTTTGCCCCATTCCAGTCGCTTGGGTCAGTGGCGGCTAAGGTTATCGAGGACATAGGTTCAGGCATCTATGCAATGACCAGTCTTTTGACCGGTGACAAGGCTGGGTTTGAACACATCATGGACGCACTGGGCGTACCTCCTGCAGTGCAACAAAGCATGGAGAACGAGATGAGCCTTCTTAAACAGGCTTATCAAGTTGTGATGCCTGCGTTCAAACAGATTGCTCAACAGATTGTGACATTCTTCAAAAACAACTGGCCAGAGATAGCGGCTGCTGTGAAAAACGCCATGCAGGTCATCGACTCGGTCATGAACTTGTTGTGGCCGGTTATCAAAGTAGTGGTAATCGGTACATTGAAGACGATCATGGACATGATCAAAGAAGCCACAAATATGTGGATGGACACCATCAAAATCTTCGCCGACCTATTCACAGGCAACTGGTCTGGTCTCTGGCACGATATCACCGACCTCCTGAAAAATGCTTTGGGGCTGGCCTGGAATCTCTTCTCGTTCTGGATTGGCGGCAAGATACTGGGCCTATTAAAAGCATTCGCACCAGCTCTGAAGGCGCCATTCAAGGCGGCGATGGACGGCCTCTCTGATGTCGCGAGTTCCGCGCTTTCCGGTATACGCAATCTATTTGGCAAAGCTTTTGATTGGGTAGTGAACAACACAGTCGGCCGCGTAAAGTCTTTAGTATCTGGTATCAGCGACCGTCTGAGCGGAATGCGCGATACAGTGAGCAGTGCGCTCGACCATGTCAAAAGTGCATTTAGCAGCGCGTGGTCAGCTGTTTATAACAACACCATAGGCCGTGTAAAGACCCTTGTAAGTTCCATCCAGAGTCGACTGGGAAGCTTACCGAGCGTGGTATCCAGCCTGTTCGGAAAGATACGAGATGCTGGAGTGAGCGCGTTTGAAAAGCTTGTCAGCTCAGCAAGCTCGCGCATAAGCTCGCTGCGTTCTACCGTGCAGAGCCGTATAAACAGCTTGCTCTCATATATCGCGGGTCTGCCGGGGAAAATGGCGAGTTACGGGAGCAAGATGATCAGCTCGCTGGTCAGCGGGTTCAAGAGTATCCATATCCCGCTGCCGCATTTCAGCTTTGGTGAAGGCCACCGGAAAATCGCCGGCATCAACGTTCCATACCCAACGGTGAGCGTCAACTGGTATGCGACAGGTGGCATCTTCAACCAGCCGTCTGTCATCGGCGTAGGCGAAGCGGGACCAGAGGCTGTGGTGCCACTGTCGAAGCTTCCGGATCTCCTCGCTCAGGCGATGCAAAAAGCGTTTCAAGGCGGAAAGACCGGCGTCGATGTTCTCAGCATGCTGTTTTCCGGCGGTGAGACCGGCGCCGGGCAGTGGGGGCGCAACTTAGCTTCTATGCTGGCCCAAGGGCTGCAGTCGCAGACCGGGGTGCTGGCTAACGCGGCAAACGCGGCGGCCACGGCCATCGAGGACTACCTGGGTTGGCACTCACCGACGCGGAAAGGCCCCGGTAAGACATCAGACCAGTGGGGCTCGAATCTCACCAAGACGATAGCCAGCGGGATATCGAAGAGCAAGTCTTCGGCATCGAAGGCGGCTAAAGATGTCGCGCAGGCCTTGATTGACGGTCTAAAAAGCAAGGTGGCGCCATATGAGCAGACCATTAACCAGCTCAAGGCCAAGCTGAAATTCGATCAGAACCAAGGCAACACGGCTGCCGCGACAAAGGACGCCTCGCAGCTGGCCAGCGCCTATCAGCAGGCGATCAGCAAGATTCAGTCCGCCATGAAGTCCGTGAACGCGGAGATCAAGAAGTTGAACCCCAAGACGCATGCCAGCGATATTGAGAAGCTAAAGAAGCAGTATGCCGCATGGGGAGCAGAAGTCTATAAGGACAAAGACGCGCTGCATGCGTTGAAGGCAGAAGCGCAAACTGATGTCGCTCAGAATCTGCTCAACAAAGTAGAGTCCAATATGGACTCCGTACAGAAGCAAATCGACATCCTGCAGGCGGAGAAACAGTATCTTTCTGATTCTGGCAAGAGCATTTCTGGCGTAGATAAGTCAATCGCCGGTGAGTATCAGAAAGAGATCAAAACCATCCAGTCGTCCATTAAATCGCTCCAATCTGAGTTGAAGAAACTCGATCCGAAAACGCAGGGAGACCTCGTCAAACAGGTCAAAGACAAGATTGCGGATCTCAATGCCCAACTCTGGCAGACCAAGGACGCTCTGGCCCAGCTGCAGCAACAGTCCATCCAAAACACGGTAACGAACCTGCTCAACAAAGCTGACACGAATCTGGCTCCCCTGCAGCAGCAGCTGAACGTGCTGCAAGCCGAGCAGCAGTATCTGTCGGATGCTGGAAAAGACACTTCTTCCATAGCCAAGCAGATTGGGAACGTGTACAACCAGGAGATCAAGTCTATCCAGTCGTCCATTCAGTCACTGCAGGCCGAGCTAAAGAAACTCAATCCGAAAACGCAGGCGGATTTGGTGCAGCAGGTCAAACAGAAAATCGCCGACTTGAACTCGGAGCTTTGGCAGACTAAGGACGCGCTTGTGCAGATTAACGCGCAAGCGGCCAACGCATTCAAGACGGCGACAGACCTTGATCTGCAGGCCATCAGCACGGCTCTACAAAGCAAGCTGGACGCCTTTGACCAGGCCACCCAAGCTATGGACGCGCAGTTCCAAGCGCAGCTGGCGGCGCTGCAGCAGGAGCAGACGCAGGACGACCGGGCCAACCAGCAGAAGCAGTGGGACGAGCAGATGGCCGACCTGCAGCATCAGCTGGCCGTGGCGCAGATGATGAACGATCCAGAGACCGTGAAACAGGTCCAAGCTCAAATCGATGATCTGAACCAGCAGATCGCGGACCAACAAAAACAATGGGCCATCCAGGACCAGGAGCAAGCCATTCAGCTGCAACAGCAGCAGTATGACCAGCAGCGCGCGCTTATGCGCGACGAGATGGAACAGGAGATCCAACTGGAGCAGCAGAAATTCCAGGCCCTGCAAACGCAGTTGGTACAGGCCATCCAGACCGGGCAACTGACGTTGGCCCAGGCCAACGCGGCGTGGCTCCAGGCGATCAAGGACACCGGAGATCAGGCCATCCAGCTGCAGATCCAAGCCCAGGCGGAGAGCCAGGATGAACTCAATAGCTGGGTACAGAGCTACGTGGACGTGGGGGAGAAATACGGTCAGGGACTGGCGCAGGGGCTGGTGGCCGGGCTGAACTCCATGCTCGGGGCGGTGCAGGCTGCGGCGGCGAAGTTGGCCAGCGCGGCGTCGGCGGCGATTGGCGCTGGGAAGGCTGCCGTTGCCACGGCGACCGCGAGCCTCAAAGTGCCTGCCATGGCTAGTGGTGGCATTCTGACCGGGCCGACGCTGGCGCTCGCTGGTGAAGCGGGTCCGGAGGCTGTGCTGCCGCTCAACGACTCTACGCTGGGCCGACTGGCCGCGGCCATTGTGGCGCAGATGGGCGGCGCGCGCGGCGGCCAGCAGCAGCCGATCAACATCGACGTCCATATTGGAAATGATGTGGTTGCTTCGTATGTATGGGACTATGGCTTGCAGCAAACGGTAGAGCGGCAGCGCAAGGGATGAGGGTGTCCATGCATTGGACGCCCTTTCTCATTTCGGAGGTGATGAAGTGTGGCAGACTCAACACCCATCCAAGCCGTGAAGTGGCTCGCCCAACTCCAAGGCGGAGGAAAGTTGTCCGGCGGCCAGGGCGATCCCAGCGATGTTAACGTCTCGGCGGTGCCTGTGCCGCTGATCCTGCTGTTCACCGTGTCGGGCACCCAATCGTCGGACACGCTGTATCTGACGAACAGCCAGGAACAGTGGTATCGGGACGGAAAGCCGTTCACGCCGACTTTCCCACTGGTGTACACCCTGGCAGATGGTAGTACGCTCACCATCACGCGTAACAGTGACACGTCCGGAGACCTGACGATCACGCAGGAAGCGCAGCAGGAGCAGCAGTGAGGAGGAGGGCAGCATATGGCAGTCATCGCGCAATTCGTGCCGAAGGACCCAGCGGCTCTCAGCCAGCAGGATGACGGTTCTTTCGTCAGCGACAACGGAGAGATCCGGGCGACCTTCACGAAGGACACGACTGGCCAGAACGTGGTGGAGTTCGAGGCGCAGGGCTATACGGTCCGCTGGATTCCGCGCGAGGTGAAGTACATCGACCCGAACACTGGCATCGAAGACATCATCGTCTCCGCCGACCAGACGAGCGACCTGTTCGTGCTCCGCGACTACCACGCGCGCTACGACCGCCACTTCCCTGACGTGGAAGAGTGGTTCCGGGTAGAGGCGGGGCAGCTCAAGCACTACTTCTCGCTGCGAGGCGACCAGCGGCCGCCGCTGCCCATCTTGGACCAGCCCTATCTCGCTGTCGGTGGCGTGCTGGAGTACGATCCCTCTCTATCCGTGCGCGGCCCTCTTGGAATGATCATGTCCGGGGCGTTCACGTCGAGCGACTCCATTTCCCTGGTGGATGAGACGGGGCGTGAGGTGTTCAGCCTGCCCGCCATCGTAGCCTGGGACCAGAGCAGTCCGGCGCAGACGCAGCGTGGGACGTTCTTTGTGGAGGAAGTCGGGCAGGGGCGGCTGGAGTTTTCGATTGGCGTTCCTTACTCTTGGCTTTCATCGGACACCGTGAGTTACCCTGTCATCGTGGACCCGACGGTGATTGTGTCGAGTACGTACGACATAAGCGGCAACGGCGGCAGGAAGATTGTAAGGTTGAGCAATGGGTGGATTGTGGCGGCAGCTCGGAATACTTCTTCCGGATATGTTTATCTATTTGCAAGTCGAGACAACGGGCAGACATGGAGTCAGTTATGTTGGTTGGATCAGGGGAGTACAAGTGTAGTCAGCTATGCGATAGATGCTTTTGGAACTCAAGTTTATGCAGTCGTATGGATAGTAGGAAGCCAAAGTATATACTTTTATGCGCTGAATGCGAGTTCCGTATCCAATCAAGCGATCTCCTATCTATCGCACATCGATCCAGGTAATGCTGATCAAGGGATATCGCTCATCGTGGATGACGCAGGTGATATCCACCTAGCTTTTGCATCGCGTTTATCAACCGTGAGTCTAAATGTAAGCAATATAGGCTATACAAAGTCTACAGATGGAGGTCACACATGGCAGGCCATCACAGCTATATCGTCGGACAATTCTTCCGGCATGGCGAATCAAAATCCATGCGTGAACATCATCGATGAAGATAAACCTGTGATTGTTTGGCTACACTCTCAAGCAACGACATACTACAGCATCCAATGCGCGGTCTATGATGGGCAATCATGGACTAGAACTAGTATCTTTGTTAATTCCTTCGCTCAGTCCAATCCCTGTGCTGTCGTGGATAGCCACGGAGACATCTACTTGATGTGGATATACTCAAGCCAGACAACGAGATGGACAAAATCGTCAGATAGAGGAAAAACATGGTCAACGGTAGCGCAGATCAGTTCTAAGGAGCAGCTATCCCAAAACATCTCTGTGGCTGTCCGAGCGGACGATACTGTGGACGCGTTTTGGGAAGGAACACTCGTCGGCGATTCAATAATATATCGGCGGATCATTCATGCCTATCTACCCGCAGGTTCAACGTCTTGGAGTAATCCCACGGTGACGAACAGTCAGTCGACAAACACGGGGTCTCCGCAGACCGTGATGCGCAGTACAGATGCTATCCGGTACATGTGGAAGGATACAGGCGCGCAAGCTATCGCCTATGATTACATCCAGCTCAACTCGCCACCCAACGCACCAATCCTGACGCCGCATGCCAACTTCGACGCGACGCTGGCAAACACCTTCGGATGGACTTTCAGCGATCCCGACCCCAGCGACAGTCAGTCCGCCTACGAACTCCAGATCATGGACGTGGCGACCGGGCAGACGATCCTGGACACCGGGAAGGTGGCGAGCACGGCTCAGTCCTACACACTGCCCGCCAACACGCTCACCAACGGCAAGCAGTACCAATGGCGCGTCACGACCTGGGACCAAGCTGGGATGCAAGGACCGTGGAGCAGCTACGGTACGTTCGAGACGGCGCCGGCGCCGTCTGTCGAGGTTACAGCGCCTACAGCTGGGGGAACGGTCGGAACGTCGAGCCTCACAGCGCAGTGGTCCTACTCTGACCCGGCCAACAACCCGCAGTCTACGTATCAGGTGACGCTCCAGGATGCCAACGGCACCACGCTGTGGGACAGCGGCCAACAGCCCGACCCGCAGGGCATGGCGAGGGCGTTGACCATCGGCTACACGCTGGCCAACGATACCAACTATCAGATCCAAGTAACCGTCACCAACAGCAAAGGCGTTTCGGCTGCATCGGCTGTGGTGGCGTTCTCGGTGAGCTACACACCGCCTGCCGCGCCGGAACTCACGGTGACTCCGCAGGACGGTTTCCTTCGTCTGACCATCACGAACCCTGCACCACAAGGTTCTCAGCCGGACGTGACGTACAACGACATCTATCGGCGCGAGGCAGGGACGACGAACTGGGTGCGCATCGCGACCAACATCCCAAGCAGCGGTGCCTATGACGACTACGCCGTGGCGAGCGGGAAGCAGTACGACTACAAGGTCACCGCCATCGGCGCCAATGGCACAACGGCGGATAGTGCTCCGGCCAGCGTATCCATCACGCTGTCCGGTGTCTGGCTGCACGACCCGCTGGACGCTCCAGGAACCATCCGACGCTTCCGACTGCGCGATCAGCAGCGGACGCTCCAGACGCAGTACACCCAGACGATGGTGGCGTTCGAGGGTCGGAGCTTGCCTGTCGCGGATATCTCCGACCAGAAGACGCAGCAGGTGCAGGTGACGGTCAACTGCAGAACAGATACCGATGACCTGGCCGCACTCTACGCGCTCATCGACCGCCAGACCACGCTGCTCTATCGCGACAGCCGCGGGCGCAAGGTGTACGGTGTAGTGTCGGCTATCCCGGAGACGGAGGACTGGTGGGGCAGTTCGGTGCAGCTGACGGTGCAGGCGGTGTCGTTTGATGAGTCCGTGTGAAAGGAAGGCCATGTCGATGCGCTTATGCTCGGTCCCAGGATGCAACAAACCTCATCAAGCCAGAGGTTATTGCTCTGGTCATTATACGCGGTGGAAAAGACACGGGGATCCTGCTGCGGACGTGCCAATGCAGCGCAGCATTCCATCTCAAAGATTGTGCGCCGAGTAGCTTGGACGCACGTCTCCTAGGGAGGCGGTGTGAATGCAGCCTCTGGTACCGCAGGGGAGTCCGTACACAGCAGACCAAGTGCGAGCCGCCTTGCACGCCGTCCATGGCAGCAGGCGGCTTTCGTATACGTTCGACCTACTGGACAGCAACGACAACATCATCCGCGACATCACGAACCTAGTGGTGGCGGAGCAAAGCAGCATCAAGATGGACAACCAAGCCGACGACATTAAGCGGAGTGCCACGTTCAACATCAAGGACGACGGCACCATCGACTGGTTACGGGATCGTATCCGCCCATGGGCGCGGCTCCAGATGCCTGACGGCGGATTTGTGAAGTGGCCACTCGGCATCTTCCTTCCGGTGGCGCCAGGGCGGAGCTACCAAGGGCCTTCGAGATACCGAGAAGTCACGGCCTACGACAAGATGTACATTCTCAAGCAGTCTGGCCCTAACGCGCGATATGTGGTCGATGAAGGAACCAACATCGCCGGCGCCGTCGTCACAGTCCTGCAGAACCTCGGCATCGACAAAATCAACATCGCTCCGTGCGAAAAGACGATGCCCACCTGGTATGACTGGACGCCGGATGTAGCCTGGCTCGACGTGTGCAATACCCTGCTCAAAATCATCAACTACGAGCCCCTGTTCGTCGATGAGCAGGGGTATTTCACATCGCGCCCTGCCACCACGCCGCAACAGCGGGCTGAGGAGTATGTCTACGCGACCGATGAATGGAGCGTAATTGCCACCGGCGCCACAGACACGCTGGACTACTTCAGCGTGCCGAACCAGTGGGTTGGCATCGTCAGTGAGCCGGACAAGGTAGTGTTGACCTACACCTATACGAACGACAACCCGTCCAGCCCGACGAGTACCGTCAGCCGTGGCGGTCTCATCATCCGCAAGACAATCAACGTGGACGCGGCCGACCTCGACAGCCTCCAGGGCATCGTCGAACAGCAGGCGTATACGGATAGCCAGGTGGCTCGGCAGGTAACGTTCTCAACGCTCGCCATGCCGATCCACTCCTACAACGATGTCTATCACCTGACGCACGCCAAGCTCGGGATCGACGGGAAGTATCAGGAGCTTTCCTGGGAGATGCCGCTGAAAGGCGGGGCTGAGATGAGCCATACGGTGCAGGAGGTGATCTCCGTATGAACCCGGATACCCTGCTACAGATCATCCGCAATGAGGTGAAGCGCGCCCAGGGCGGCAGTGACCGAAAACCTCCCCCCGCGGCCTTCGCGCTGGGTACTATCGACCCGGCTTATACCGCCGATGCCGGCCGGCCAAAGGTGGTGGTGGATGGTGACACCGTGCCAGCGGGCCCATATCCGTACCTATCGTCGTATACGCCCGCCGCCAATGACCGGGTGCTGATGGCCCGGGTGGGAGTGGCCGGCAAGTTTGTGATCTTGGGAAGCATCGTTTGAGTAGGTGGTGAGAGGGTGGAACAGATACCGGGGTGGGCGCAAGACATCCGGGAGCGCGTTGTGCGCATTGAGACGATATTGACGCAGTACGACATGGCGAAAGTCGAAACCACACATGCCAAGGTAGAGGCGAACGAAAAACGCATCGAGCGACTGGAAGCCAATCAGACATGGCTCTGGCGGACAGTCATAGGGGCGCTCATCACCGGCGGTGTTGGGGCGCTTTTTATTTTGGCCAGAGGAGGCGTGTGACATGCAGCCCAAAGATTTTATCGCTCTGGTTGCACCATCGGCTGTGGCCTTTTTTCGTGCGCACAAAATCAGCGCGGCGCTCATCATAGCCCAGGCCGCTCTGGAGAGTGGCTGGGGGAAGTATGCACCTGGAAACAACCTTTTCGGGATCAAAGCGGATTCGTCGTGGCATGGACCCGTGGTAACAGAAACCACTACGGAGTACATTGGCGGCCGCTCCGAAAACACACAGGCCAAGTTTCGCGCGTATCCCTCTCTGGGTGACAGCATCCAGGACCACGGACAGTTCCTGCTCGCCAACTCTCGTTATCACAACCTGATAGGTGCGGAGTGGCGGACTGCGTGCGAGCTCATCCAGAAAGATGGGTATGCCACAGACCCTCAGTACGCTCAGAAGCTCATCGCTGTCATTGAGCAGTACAAGCTCTACCAATATGATTCACAGGCCGCGCAGGCCGCAAAAGGAGGTGAGGAAGACGTGCAGGTACCGACTCTGCAACAGGGCGTAACTGGTCACACCAACGCTGTGAAGGCCGTACAGGCCATCGTGGGTGTGAAGACTGACGGCGTATTTGGCCCAGTGACCAAGACGGCCGTGCAAAAGTGGCAATCTGCGCATGGGCTGACGGCGGACGGAATCGTGGGTCCGCAGACGTGGGGCAAGATGTTGGCCTAATCACAAATCAAAGAGGAGAGTGTTGAAATATGGATTTCAGTTGGATTTCCGCGGCCAATGATCTGGTAACAGCTATCGTGACTGTGGCAGGTTCGGTCGGCGGTTACATTGCGGCTCACAAGCGTGGTTGGATCTCCGCATCGATCCAGGCTGTGGCGGTCGAAGGTAAGCGTATCGTCACGGATGCCGAGAAGATAGCAGAGGGGCTTGCTGAGTTTGTTCCCGGCGCCCAGACCGTGGAAGAAAAGTTGAAGCAAGAGGTTGAGGAACTGACGGCCAAGGCCCGGCAGACGGAGCTGTACCATGTCGCCGCCGTGGGGTTGCATGCGTTTGGCACGACACTGGATGCGCTGAGTGAAGACCAGAAGAAAGCACTGGAATTCGACATCGCATCCAAGGTCCCTGGCGCCACGCCGCAGGAGATTGCGGCCGCGCTGGACTTTGTGCAGCGTGAGGCGACTGCGGCGGCGAGTACGCCACTCTATACGGCGGCCAATGCCTTCACGCAGGCGCAACAGGCGCCGGCGCAGCCTCAACAGCAATCCCAGCAGTCGGCCTAAATCGGATGCGGTCGGGCATCATGCCCGGCCGTTTTCCGCTTCATCCAGCGGCCACAGTTCTTCCACAGTCGCACCTAAAGCCCGCGCGATCTTCTGACCAATAATGACATCGGGAAGCCGTTTCCCATTTACATATAGACTAAATGTACTCGATGTAACCCCGACGATTTTTGATATATGGGCCTGTTTTAAGCCGCTCTCCATTATTCGCTGTTTGAGTCGCGTCCGATGCACATTCTCATCTCCAAAAAAAATTATACCGCAATCGCGAAACATCTAGTGAGCGTTTGCATATACTGTACCATCCTAACACACAGGGGTGGTCGAAAGTGGTCGAACAGTGCGGATTGGATGGCGGTTGTCATGCATAGCAGGGAAACGGTCTGGTACATCTGCCGGCGGTACATGCGTGGCGACAAGGCAACGGAGCGCTATTACAAGCGGGAACTTCTGACCTCGGACTCGTATAGGAATCTGGACAGCCTATACTGGTCAACCGAACGTCCGATTACGCGCCGAACATGGCGCAAGGCACAATGTGAGGGCTACAAGTGTGACACGTACACCGTCTATCTGCCGCCACTCGAAGTGATTCCGTTCCCGGAAGGCGGTGATCAGAGTGGGTATGGCAGAACTGCACCGCAGGCTAGGCGAGGTGGCGGGCAGGTTGTTGGACTTCTGCGCCACAGACTGCGTCGATCCATGGGCGTGTAACACCTGCCCAATATGGGAGGCGCGGAGGGATTTGGAGCGCATAGGTATAGGGGTGTACCTGCCGGAGACAATGGTGACGTTGGAGCCGGAGGAAGAGCAGGCGTTGGCAGAGGCAAGGCAGGTGCTGACGGTGATTAGGGGTGGGAGGCAATAAAATATTTCGAGAAACGAAGGTTAGCAATTCGTTTGCAAATCGCAGCAGGCACGAAAAAGCGGCTCCCCGGGAGAAGCCGGGAAGCCGCGCCACGACTAGAATTCTTGGCGGAGAGGGTGGGATTCGAACCCACGGTGCCCTTGCGGACACGGCGGTTTTCAAGACCGCTGCCTTAAACCACTCGACCACCTCTCCGAGTAGAAAAAGAGAGGCCTATTCACGACGGCCTCCCCGACATGACCTGGAGCGGAAGACGGGATTCGAACCCGCGACCCTCGCCTTGGCAAGGCGATGCTCTACCCCTGAGCCACTTCCGCATGGTGAGCCATGCTGGACTCGAACCAGCGACACCCTGATTAAAAGTCAGGTGCTCTACCAACTGAGCTAATGGCTCGCGTCCGACCTCAGTACCTCGCCGACGCGTAAAAGAATATATCATATCCCCACTCCAAGCGCAAGCTAAAGTCCAACGCCGCTGACGTCTACGTACAAGCAGTCGTTTGGCCTGTGGCAGAGGCTGATACAAAAGTCAAGATCAAGGCACACTATGCTGTGGAGGTGGAAAACATGGCGCTCGTGCCACAAGACCCTTTTGAGTTGTTTCAACGGTGGGGATCATGGCTGCCGTCATGGTCGGATCGCGTCTGGAACCCAGGGTGGTTGAGCGGACAGCCGCGGGTGGACGTTCATGAAGATGAGCAGAATGTTCTTGTCAGTGCAGAATTGCCGGGGCTCAAAAGTCCTGAAGACGTGCGCATCACGGTGCGCGACCAGCGGCTGTACTTGGAAGGCCATTTTCAAGAGGAGGCTGAGCACCGGGACCATCACGCTCACCGGACGGAGCGTTACTACGGCCGCTTCACACGTGTGATTCCACTGCCCGTTCCGGTTCGTGAGACCGCCGCCGAGGCTACCTATCAAAACGGCATCCTGAAGATCCGATTGCCGAAAGCGGACGATATCGATGGTAAGCGGATCGATGTGCAATTTCAATAA